CAGGTTTAATGAAGTGCTAGTACCATCGCCGCCTGAAACGTGCGTGAAAATGCTGTTGTTGTTGTCGCCTACTGAAGCTGGAGCCCCGCTTGCATAGTTGGCGTAAATAAGATTGCCGTAATAACCAGTAGTAGTTGAGCCGAGTTTAAATTGTAAACATTGACCGCTTGCTGTAGTTGCACCGTTGTATTGGATGAAATAGTTGTCGTAGTCGGCGCTGAAAGCACCGGTGACGGTCACACTTGTTACGCCCGACCCGACCGCTTGAGACTTAACCAGCCACAGGCCGACAGCGTTCATGTCCGAGGCGTTAAGCACGTCTCCGCTAGCAAACACTGGGTAACTCATAACATCATCCTAAAAGGTCTGTCCCGCCAAGGCGAGATTGGTTGAGAATAAATACTGCAGCCCAACGCGCCGACCCTTCGAGCGTGGTGTTCCAACGCTCAGGGCTGACACTGTGGCTAATACGAGTCGTCAACATCTGGGTCGTAATAGCAGATCCAGTAGGCGGGTCGACAACAAGTTCAAAGCGCTCCCACAACTCAAGGCCAAGCGTTGATGCCCAGTTTTCAGCCGGCGACAACACAACCTGCGTTGGTGATGCTTTGGCGTAAACAATGCCGCCCCACGACTCAATGATGTTGCCGATGTCGACAGCGTCAGCCAGGCTAGAAACTTGTGTAGCGGTGAACTGTTCAGCCTCACCGTAGGTCGTGATGCTCGAGCTGTTGTTGGTGATGTAAACACCGCCGCCACTCATCTCCACATTGGCGACGTTACGCATTGAATCGCCGTCGTATTGCAGCTGTATTTCGGTGCCGATAGGTATCCCGCCGCTGCCGTAAACAACTTGTGCCACGACCGACTTGGTTTGGGTGCGGATTTGGTTCTGTTGGTACAGCGTGACAGTGCCGGCTTTGTTTACAAACAACGGGGCGTATTCGGACTCGGCTATTTTGGCTAACTCGCTAGAGACCGTAGGAGCGTCATTTGTGATGTCCAGCAGTGATGAGGCGGGGGAGGCTGGAACGCTCGTTAGGGAGGCGCTGAAGGGTGTTTCAGCGATGATGCGGTTGAAGCGGGCGCTGGTGGTTTCTGGAAAGTTAGCCAGGCTGTAGTTGAAGATGGTTTGGATTTGGGCTGCGCTTAGGCCGTAGTCAAACACACAGATTTGCTGGAACTGGCCGTTGTCCAAACTGACGGACTCTGCACCAAACAAAATAGCGCCAGCTGTGGTTGTGCCCGTCGGGACAAGTACGCCGTCGATGTACAGCGTTTGTGCTTTGGTGGTGTTGTTGAACGTGGAAACAATATGCCGTGGGGTGCCACTGTCGTAGGTGTTTGTAGTGGTCAATGTGCGAATAGTGCCGGCACCGACATCGGACACTTCGACAACGTATTTGCCGGTGTTCTGGTCGTAGCCGATACCCATAGCGCAGTTTGTAAACGCACAGGAGGCAGAGTTGGCGTAGTCAAACACGCCCCACAACGACATGGTAATGACATTGGGTGAATAGCCGTTAGACACTAAGCCAGTGGAGCCTGTGCCGCCTGTGCCAACGCCCTGGATAGATCGCGACGGTAAACCGATGGCAAGTTCGCTTGAATTGCTGACGTTTGTGGTTGTTGTGATGTTTAGCGGGTATGTGCCGTAATCCTTTAATGACCCTGCTGTAAACGCCACAATTGGTTCGTCGCATGGGTAGTAGTGGCGTGGGTTCAGGCTGAGAATGTAGTCGCGTGACCAGTCAGCTGGCAGTGATGACGATCCGAGCAGCTGCAACGCATCAAAACACGACAAGGTGACAGTCGAGTCGTAACCGGCATCTGTCCACTCTGGTGGCCAGCCTGAGATAAAGCCACGAAACACGTCATAAGTAGTGCCGCCGTAAGTGGCGCGTATACGGATTTGGCGACGCGGTAGCAGGTTGCCGTAGTACGGCCCAGACGCGTTGAATGGGTCAAAGCGACGGTCACGGTTAGACAGCACTACGGTGGCTGAACCATCAGCGACGAGTTCCCAATCGTCTGATACGCCACGGCTTATCTGCATATCGCGCACATAACTGGTGACGTCAGTCCAGGTAGGGCTAACAACATACGGCCCGTCTGTAAACGCAACCTCAACAATTGGGGTGGGATAAGGCATTAGGCGGCGCGTCCTGATCTACGGCTATAGGCATCCATCACTCGAGCAACTTCACGACCGATAGCGACTGGGTCACCAACGCCAGTTTGAACTGTGATGTAAACACTGTCGCCGCCACCCATGTTGCCAAGTTTGCTAAGCGGAATTACAGCTTCAGACTCGCCACCTTCACCGATTAGCGCAAGCGTTGGAGCTGTGACAATTCCACCTTCTGCAAGAGCTGTGACGCGGGATGCTGACAGTCCTTCGACGTCTGGGCCACCGCTGCGGATGCGCGGCAAAGTTACCTCTTCTAACAAGGACAAGTCTCCAAGACCAGGAATTTTGTTATAGCCCTTAATAATCAAGTTAATGACTTTGACCCAGCCGTTAATCATGAATTCAAAATAACTAAGAACAGCGTTAGCAACAATGTTTACAACTTTGCGAAAACCTTCAAACTTTTTATATGCAACGCCAAGAGCGACAACCAACAATGCAATGCCGGCAGCTATTGCGCTAAATGGGTTTAACGCCATAGCCACGTTTACAGCCATGATTGACACAGATACCGCTGCGATAGCAGCTGCTATTGCCAAGAATGCGTCTGGGTTTTCGCCAGCCCATGTAGCAAACTTTTCAAGGATTGGCAACGCTTTCTCAATGACCGGCAACAGAGCAGCACCAATAGACTCCTTTGTTTCGTCCATGGCAATTTGCATTTTTTTGAACCTGCCAGCAGTCGTGTTGGCTGCTTCCGATGCCGCACCACCGGTTGTGGCGGCGATGCGTTTCATTACTTCTTCAAACGATGCGCCGTCTTTAATGAGTTGACGGTATTCGGGTGCCAGTTTTGCCAAAGCGGCCAGGTTCCCGCCGTAAGCACGTTCTACGGCCTGAACCACAGTCGCTAGTGGTTTGCCCGAGGCTGCGGCTATGTCAAATGCCTGCGCTGCTAATTTCTGGGCTTTTGTGATAGATCCTGTTGCCTTAGCCAAACGCTGAAGCGCTGGGCGAACTTCACTGTCAGCGATGCCAAGCAGGCGACCCTGTTCAGATACCCAGTCTTCGACAGCTGCAATTTGCGCGTCGGTTGCCTTTGTGGTTTTGCTTAGAGACTTTGCCAGGGCATCTTGCGCAGCAGCGTCTTCAATAGCGCCTTTAGTCGCGTCAAATAATGCTGCACCAATACCAGCAAGCGCAGCAGCTGCAGGCACGGCAGCCTTTTTGAGAGCAAAGCCGGCTTTCTTGCCCGCACCTTCAAGTTGTTTGAATTCAGCAATGGCTTTCTTGACGCCTTTGCCGTTGAACTCTGTGACGATGGGGATACTGATAGCCATTAGCGCAACCTGTCTTCAATTTGACGCATGACGTCTTTGATTAATTTTTCCACATTGGCGAGGACATCGTCTTGATGTCGTAGATATGCCTTCCATAAGAAACGTCCAGGCATTCCGTATCGAGCGCTTAATTCTGCAACCATTTGGCGTCCACGTTCTGTCGGCACTGGCCCTCTGCCTGACATTTCAACTACCAGCGCATCTGGGTGGTTCCAGCGAATACCGAAAGTGGCAAGCCCTGAAGTAAAACCGCCAAAGCTTCGTGGTTTTTTGCCTGACACAAACGCTTTCATTGCGCGATCGGATTTGTTGTCTTGCCATGGAAAGACGCCAGCACGACCACCGGGCTTCCAGCTGTATTGCATACCTGAAAGTGGCGGTTTTGTAGGTGTCAAGACTCGAGCCTCAGTAATGACTGGCGAAACAATTTCCTGATAGTCCTTTGTAATTTGCCGACGCGCAACCTTGTCAATCTTGTTGAGTTCGCGTAGAGCTTCTTTTAAGCCGACTGGCTCAAAAGATGAACTACTTACGGTTACGGGCACTTTTTACTTCTTTCGCTTGTTCTTTCAACACGTCAATAACTGTCGCCAGATCTTGACTGTCGAATGGTATGTCTTGAGGCCAGTACCCAGTGACCACTAGCACCTCTGCTAGTTGTCTTGAGTAACTGCCTCTTCGGAAGGGTTTGCTGCTTCCTCGCTCACGATGTCAATGTTTTCAAGTTTTTTAAGGTACTCGTCAAAGCTGAGCGGCACCGTAATAGATGACTGTTTACATGACTCGTAAGCCAAAAAAGCCAAGTGTTCAAGGGCGATACCTTGAGCAAGATCTGAGGCTTTAATTTTGAACTTTCGTTCCATCGCAACCACTGTAAACAGATTGGTGGTTACCTCGTATTCTTGGCCGTCGTTTTGCTGGACGCGCATTGTTATTTTCATAGTTTCTCCCTATGCGTTAATTGTGGATCAGGTGTTGTCGCGTGACCAGGTGCCACCTGTAAACGTGAGGTCTACGGTGGCGAGTTCGCCGACACTTGAGTTGATTACAGGGGCATTGGCAAGCATTGCGTTTGTAATTGTGTATTCAGGGTTCGAAGCTGACTCTGTGGTACCGGATGGGCTAATAACCAATGTGGTTGTGCCTTGTCCGACAGCAGCTGCGAGCAGTGGCTCAATTTCTCCTGTGCCATAGCTGAGGAACAAAGTCATGGTCACTTCAACGGACTGGAGTCCACCAACGTATTTGTGGCCTGTGTCGCCAAACGCTGTGGTTTCAAGCTCGTCTTGACCAATTGTGAGTGTTAACGCTGTGCATTGATCTGACACATCGTATGAAGTTGCGCCTTGCGTAATGTTTACAGTGGCGTTGCTGAGGAAAGTTGTTGTTGCCA